AGACCTGCTGCTGATTGCCGTTTGGATCTTCGATCGATTCGGCCAGCGAGTACTCGGTGAGCGGAAGCCAGCCGAAAAGCGCGGGGTAGATGTGATCGACCAGATCGCTCTGGTCGTCGGTGTAACTGAGAGAAGTGATCGACTGCAGCGGCGAACGCAGCAGTTTGATCATCTGCGAATAGTTCCACAAGGTCGTCGAGTACCGCGGCAGCGAGTAATACGCTGGCGGGTAGGCCATCTGCGACATGACCGAGTCGGTGAAATAGGGAAAGCTGTCGAGCGACTGCCGGTAGCCCTTGTTGATGAGACTGCGTCCGGTGATCCGTTCTACTTCTTCGCGCGCGGCCTGAACGTATCCCGCGATCAGCAAGTCATCGTTGGTGACGACCTGCGGAACGCGCAGCCAGTTCTTCGCCTGGGCGAGAACGACTGGCTCAACTGCCGGCGGATATTCTTCGACGATGTAGCCCATCTAAATTCTCAGCGGCGCCCGCGCGCACGCGCTGCGGTCTGCGAGACCGCTTGCTCTGAGGCCGGCTTTACCATGGCGCTCTCGGGTTTGGCGCTGCGTGCGATTTCTTCGGCGACGCCGCTCGCCAGCATGGCGCGCGCGACGTCAGGCAGAAATTCTGCGCATTGGCCGCTCTCGCGGATCCGGACGGTGACGAGCTTTGGAATGCTTTCAGACATTTCGCTTCTCCAAGTTCTCGGGACCCAGGCTCTCGGGAAGCCGGCCGCGCGCGAGGGCAGGTTCTCCCTCGGCGCGGTCGGCAGGATGGATTCCGCTCTCTCTGCTCGCTGCTAACTGATCGTGACGCCGGCCTGCTGGACCGGGATCCAGAAGCCGTTGCGGGCCACCAGAGTGACGAAGCTTCCCTGGGTGCCCCCGAACGTGATCAGGTGATGAGACGGCGTGATTTTATTGGCCGCCGTGGTCACGGTATGGGCGTGGCCGCTGTTGTCGATGATGGTGATTTCAAGACCGTCGTTCCCTCCAGCGGACGGCGCGCCGGCCACGGGGGTAGCGAGAGTGCAGGCATCGACGCCGGCGGTCTCGATGAATGAGGTGCCGCAGATCGGCACCACGGTTGCCGCGCTCAACCCTGGAGGTAATTCAAGGGCGCCCGCGCCACCGGTGATGACGTCAGTCGTGCCAGTAAGAACTTCGAACTGGAAAGGCAGATTGCTGCTCTGCCCGACGACAGTATCAAAGTCGGGAGAATTCGGTCCGACCATGGGGCCGGGAGTTTGCGTGGTGAATTGTGTCATGGGAGTAGCTCCTCGGAATGTGAATTAGAAAACGGTTGCGCGGTCCAGCTCCCGTCCCCACTGAAGGCAGGGACGAGAGCCAGGCTGCGGAAATTGCGACTAGCTGCTCGCCTGCTGCAGGTAGCAAATCGGGTGGGTGCCAGCGTCAAGCAACTGGCCGTCGGCACGGGCAAAGCCGATGTAGGCCAATTGGCCATAGTCGGCGAAGCGCTCGCGCAGGGTCAGGATGCCCAGCTCTTTTACGCGACGGATGGTGTACTTATTCAGCTCGCCGAAGAGAACCGTGTTCTGGTTCGTGGTGGCGACGGCCGGCGTCGGCGTCATGTCGTTGTTGATGTGGTAGGGATAGTTATTGATCCGGTCGGGATCTCCCGTGGCCACGCCCGGCTTCCACAACGGACGGCCGTATTTGTCGAGCAGCACTTTGATCACGCGCAGCGTCTGATCGTGGAACATGTACGCGGCGCCACGGCGATAGAGAGGATCGACGGTGTGCTCGAGATTGTCGAGGTCCTTCGAGCCGATGCTGGTGCCACCGGTTTCGGCGCCACCAGTGTTGGTGGACGAACCCGCGGCGATCAGCGGCACGCCATAGGCCTGCCCCGGAGTCGCGGTCGGAGTGCCGCAAGCGGCGATGACGGCCGTAACAATTCCGTTCGGCTGGTTCGTGCCCGTGCCCACCGTGAAGTAGGTGTTATAGGCGCGGCCGAGACGAATGGCCATTTTCTTTTTCAGGTAGCTCTCCATCGGGAAGGCCGAGTCCTGCAGCAATTCCAGGCTCAACTTGATCATCCTCGTGGAGAACTTATAGGCTCCGAAGAGCACCTGGCCGATGGCGACGTCTTTCTCGGTCACCTGCTGACCTTCGCCGACGATCTCGCCTGACACCGTGGTGTCGTTGTCGGTGGGATAGGGCAGCGGTTGGCCGGTCGCGGTGTCCATGATCTCGGAAACCTGCAGCATCGGGCCGTAGTACTTCAAGGCCTCTTCCACTTCGTAGACGAAGCCCTTGGGAACGAAGTAGCCGCCGAGCGACAGCGAGCCGATGCCCATGTCACGCTTCTCGCGATCGCTGAACTCCATATTGGAGCCGAGCAGGAAGCCGCGGAATTCCGGGTTTTGCCCGAAGATGATCTCGCGATCCTCGACCGGGCAGCGGTTTGTGTCGCCCATCTGGAACGCGATCGAGTAGCGCCGGAAGGCCTCGAAATAGCGGAAGTTGAGATCCTCGACGGTCTGCCGGATGTCGGCCGAGACATGCTCGAGGGCATGGTTCTTGAAGATGAGCTCGGATCCGCGCTTGGTCACAGAGACGCCGTGAGTGCGCAGGGCGCGATCGTAGGCGACGATTGCGGCGGGGATGTCTCCGCCGCCGATCGGATCCTGTGGCGGACGCCTGGTACCACGCATCTCGGCATCGAGACGCAGGGCGCGAGCTTCGCGTGCGTTGTCGTCGCGGATCTGGTCGCGCTCGGCAGTGAGAACGTCGACCTCGTCCATGATCTTGTTGAAGGCTACTTTAGCTACGGTCCTTTGATCGGTCGTCGACTTAGTGTCGGCGATCGCACGGCGGTGGGTCTGCGCCTGCTCATTGAGCTGGGCGAGCTTCTCCGCGATTTCGCGTAGTCGTGATTGACTCATGGTCTTTTCCTTTGGTCCCCGTGGGGGGGATTTGAATTCGGGACAGCCTGGCGCCCCCGGCGCTGGGTTTCTCCGTGATCCCGCGTCCACCTGGGCGATTACGCCCGGCCGCTTCCGGCGTGGATGAAGGCTTTGATCTTGCAAAACTTGATTAGGCGACGGGCTTCATGCCCGCGAGACGCAGGCGCGCATCGATCTCATCGAGCGCCGCGGCGCGATCGCCGTCGGGCTCCTCGATGCCGTCGTGATCGCCGTCGTAATCGGGATTCGAGCAGTTCTCGCAATCGCCCGTCTGGCACTCGTTGCAGCTGCACTGACACTGAGTGTTGCTGCCAGGGCCGGAATCGCCGCGCAGATCCTTACGCTGCTCGGCGCTGAGGCCGAGGCTCTTCGCCTCTTCGTCCGAAACCGTGATGCCGTACTTTTTGCAAAGCCGGACGAGTTTCTTCCAGGCCGCGGGCTTTTTGTCTGCCGGGATTTTCTGGGTCTGATCGAAACGCGCGAGCGCGTTGCGCAGGTGAGACTTGATCTTCTCCTCCGATTTGAACTTCCAGGGGAGAGACCAGGTCTCCGGCTTCTCAGCGTCGCCGACGTAGATAAAGCAGCCCGAAATGAGATCCTCGCTGTCGACGCGCTTTGTGGGAGTATCGCCACGGGAGAGCGAGCGGGCCATGTGGGCGCAGCGCCGCTGATCTCCGCAGCGGGCCATGTTCATATCGCATTCGTCGCACTCCGCGGACATGCAGGCGCGACAGGCGCAACGGCATTCCTGCTCTTCGGCGCCGTCTTCGCGTTCGATCCGCGCGCGGACCTCTGCGGGCAGGCCTGCGAGCGAGAGCGCGGCGGAGCGCAGCTCATGCTGCGACTCGCGCGATCGCGCTTTCACGTCCGTGCCATCGTAGGCAGGGAAAGTAACCGGGCTCGCGTCGAAGAGGTCGACGTCCTCGATCTCGCGCGTGTAGATTGTGATGCCATCTTTCTTTTTCTCGCGCGTCGTCTGCTTGGTCACGGTGAAGCCGAAGCTGCAGCCTGTAATATCTTTGCGCTCGACCAGAGTGCCCACGTCGCGGCCCATCTGCGTATCAGGGAGCTCGCAGTCGTAGCTCAAGCCAACGGTGTCCTGGTCGAGAGCGAGTGTGCCGGCAGAGGTGCGGCCGAGAAGATTGTCGGGCTCGTGGTTGAACAGGCAGCGGACATCCTGCTTCTCTTTAAGCGCGCGGGTAAATGTGCCAGGCTTCACGATCTCCACCACGCGATAGTTGCCGCCGTCCCAAAGCACATACTGCTGGTAGAATACCGCGGCGTGGCCTTCGATGTGGCTGCCTTTGTCGCCGGCGCCCTTGGCGCGGAAGCGCACTTGCGTGTCCTTCACGATGCGACGTTCTCTCATGACTGAACCTCCTCGGGAATTTCAGTTGCTGCCATGGCGGCGCGAGTCGCAGCCTGGCGATAGATCTCGATCGAGAGAGCTTTGGCCGCGCGATTAAGTTCGCGATCGCAGATCTCCGCGGCGCCACCGTTCGCGTGGCTCCAGGAGCCGCTGCGGTAGCGGTGGTGCATGGTCTTCAGATACTCGGCGAGGAAACTGGAGCGCTCCAATCCGTCAGGATCAGGATCGGCGTGCAGATGAGCGGCCGCGAGTGGCTCCAGAACCTCGCCAAGACTTAAAAGAACTGGGAGAAAAGCGCGCTGAAATGTCAGCAAATCGCACTCCGATCGCGCGCAAACTCGGCCGAAAGCGTCCCGGAATATGCGGGAACAGGCCTGCTGCACGCCGCCGACGCCCTTCGCCTTCTTTGGCTGCTTTTTTTTCTTTCCGTCGTCGCCGCTGCCCTCGTCGCCGTCAGGTTCTGCAGAAGGAAGCGCGGGATTCTCGTAGGCCTTGTCAGAGGGCGCCATGTTGATCGGCATCCAGGTCGAGTCGGAACCCTCGCCCTCCAAGGGATTCATGCGCAGCCGCTCGCGCGCATCGTTCGGCTCGAACACGCCAAACTGGA